TCGGAATTGGCGAAAATGTTCGAAGCGTTCTTTGCCAACAATCTGACGCAGCAACTCTATGGCCTGCCGGTTGCCGAATCGACGGCCTCGGTGCAGGCCACCGGCACCATCACGGTCGGCTCGATCCCGACGCAAGCCGGGACGCTGCACCTTTACATCGGCGGCGTCGACGTGCCGGTGAATATCCCGGCCGACGCCACCATCACCGTCAATGAAATCGCCAGCAACATCGCCGATGCGATCAATGCCAATGCCGACTTGCCGGTGACCGCGACGGCGGCGGCGGCGATCGTCACGGTGACGTGCAAGTGGGGCGGCATCAACGGCAACGAAATCACGATGGCCGACAGCCTCGCCGGCCTTGTCGGCGGCCAGATGATGCCGGTCGGCATGACGATCGCCTATTCGGGCTTCCAATTGGCCGGCGGCGTCGGCGCGCCCGACTTCACCACCGCGCTCGGTAACCTCGGTGAAAATCCCTACGAATATGTCGCGCTGCCCTACACCGACTCGACGACGCTGCTCGGGTGGGAAACCGAATTCGGATTCTCAGACGGCGGCCGGTGGGGCTGGATGCGGCAGCTTTACGGCCTGCTCTACAGCGCCAAGCGCGACACCTATGCCAATCTCGTGACGTTCGGCGATAGCCGCAATTCGCCGGTCACGACGGTCATGGCGATGGAGCCGCAAATTCCGTCGCCGGCCTATGCGGTCGCCGCCGCCTATTGCGCCAAAGCCGCGGCAGCTTTGTCGATCGATCCGGCCCGGCCGCTGCAGACGTTGCATCTGGAAAGCATCATGCCGGCGCCGCTGCAGGATCGCTTCAACCTCGGCGAGGTCAATACGCTGGCGTGGAACGGCCTCGCAACGCAGCGGACCTTTGACGATCAGATACCGCAAATCTCGCGGGAAACGACGACCTATCAACTGAATCTCTACGGGCAACTCGACGACTCGTATGAGCTTGTGACCACGATGGCGACGCTATCGAAGCTGATCCGAAATCAGCGCTACGCCATCACCAGCAAATATCCGCGCCACAAGCTGGCCGACGACGGCACCTTGTTCGCTGCCGGCCAAGCCATCGTCACGCCGATCATCATCAAGGCCGAATTGGTCGCCGAGTATGCGATCGACGAATTCAACGGCCTTGTCGAGAACATGAGCGCGTTCAAGGCCAATCTGATCGTCGAGCGCGACAGCAACGACCCGAACCGCGTCAACGTGCTGTATCCGCCGGACCTGATCAACCAACTGCGCATGTTCGCGGTGCTCAATCAATTCCGGCTGCAATACAACCGCGGCGTGGATTTCTCGACGCTGCAGTAAACGGCCCGCGACCTTCCAAACAAATAGGAGTGTGAACGATGGCACAGCGCATCGCTGGCATTGCTTTCCTTAAAGTCGACGGTGACCTCTATCCGCTGCGCGGAAATTTCACCGTGTCGCCGACGCCGATCGAACGCGCGGGCATCGCCGGGCAGGACTACGTGCACGGCTACAGCGAATTGCCGCGCGTGCCATACATCGAGGGCGACGTTTCGTTGGTGCCGAATCTGAGCGTCGAGCAAGTCGCGCAGATCACCAACTCGACCGTCACCGCCGAACTCGCCAACGGCATCACCTACGTGCTGCGCGAGGCGTGGACGCGATCGGCCTTCGACTTGAACACCCGCGAAGGTCAAACGCGGGTGCGCTTCGAAGGCGTGTCGTGCGACGAAATCCTGCCGTAAGGGCGCGATGACCGTTGCCGCACTGATCGCATCCGGCCGCATGGTCGAGGCCGGATGGCTGATGACCCGCGACGGTTTTCTCGCTGTCAATCCGCACGCCGACGAACTCGCGCTGCGCGCGGCGTTCTTTGCCGGCGCGAATTTTATCTTTGTGCAGTTCGTCGAGGCTGCACGCAACAACGACGACGGCACCATGCTGGCGCGGCTGCGCCAGGAATTCGAGGACTTCCTCGACATGCAGCACTTGATGAACGCGCCGCCAGCCGGCAGCGCATAAGGGAGGAAACATGGCCGATGAACAACAGACACAGCCGCAGAACAACGGCGAGCCGTGAGCGCCGCCGGTCGAAACAAAAAAAGAGGCAACTGCAGAGCAAGAGGCTCAAGCCAAAATAAATGGCTTCGACGGCAAGCTGATCTTGCGCAAGCCGGTGACCGCCAACGGCGAGACGGTGATGGAAATCACCTTCCGCGAGCCGACCGGCGGCGACATCGAGCGCATCGGCAATCCGATCACGGTCGGGCTCTATGAGAACCAACCCAAGATGCACTTCGAAGCGCAGACGATGACGCTGATGATGGCGCACCTAGCCGGCGTGCCACCGTCGACCATCCGTTCGCTGCATCCGAAGGATTGGGAAAACGGAGCTTGGAAGCTGGCAAATTTTTTCATGCCCGACCTGTAAGGATCGAGGAGCTACTGCTCGAATGTTATCGGTTGGGCAAATACTACGGCGTCGGGCCCGACTACTTCCTGCGAAAACCAATCAGCGAACTTTTGCGGCATGGTGATTGGACCACGCGGCTGCAAGAGCGCGCCGAAATAGAGGCATCGGCAGACCTTGGCTGATCAGACATCAAACACAACACTGACGCTTAACGACGAAATGTCGGACAAGCTGCAGCACATCACCCAAGAGGTGATGGGCCTGCAGCGTGCGCTCACTGACGTCCAATCGCGCGGCAGCGAGAGCTTCCGCGGCGTCGGCGAGCAAGTCGCCAAGGCGCACGAGACGGTCACCAAGTTGGGCGAGTCGTTCGGCGGCCTGCCGCGCGAGGTCACCGCCCGCATGCAAGAGGTCGGGCGCGCGATGCAGGCGCTTCCCGGCATCATGCAGACGGTGGGCCGCGCGATGGGCGAGGCGACCGAAATGACCGCCCGCTTTGGTGCGGCGATGACTGCGCTCGGCGTGCCGGGCGGCCCGCTGGCTTTGGTGGGGGTCGCGGCGATCGGCGCCTCGGTCGCGATCGGCAAGCTGGTCTATGACATGGCGCACGCCGCGCAGACGGCGCGCAATTTCAGGGTCCAACTCGGCGTCGGCTTCGAAGGCCAAAGCACCATCGAATCGTTCCGCCGTGCCGGCCAGTTTTTTGGCTTCTCCGAAAGCGACGCCGACGCCTATCTAAAAACGCTGGCCGGAAAATTACGCGACTTCAACACCCAACAATATGGCGGCTCGCAACTTGAGCGGCTGTTGACCGCGCAGGGTCGACCGGACATCGCCGAAAAGCTGCGCGACACCTATCGCCAGACCGGCGACTTGGGCAAAGAGGCGCTCGAATTCCAAAAGCAGATGAATGTGGGGCGCACCGACAGCATCCGCTACACGCTGCAGCAACTCGGACTCGAAGAAGCGATCGGGCTGCAACTGATCAGGCACAACGAGCAAATTACAAAAACCTTCGAACTCAGCAAAGAGACGCGGCAGAGTGTCGAACAGGATTGGATCGTGATCTTCCGCGGCATGCGCGTCGCGTGGGATTTGATCAGCGCCGTGATCGAACGCGTCGGCGTGATCCTGCACAATACGTTCATCAAGCCGATCGCGGATGCGATCCGCCTGATGCAAGTCGCCTTTGAGTACGTCCAACAGGGCGGCCCGCTCGGGCAGAAATCGCCGCTGCAATTGTGGAATGAAATGCGCGAGCGCGAGCGGCGCGAGACGAACGAAGGCGCGTCGACGCCGCAGCGCGGCCCGACGATGTATCGCGGCTACATGATGATTCCGCCGGGCGGCATGGGTCCCAACGTGACCGGCGTCGGCCCCGAGGCGTACTACCATCCGCAATATTTCGGCGGCGAAGGCGCTGCCGCCGAGGTCGGCGGCATGTTCTCCCATACCAATTGGGACAAGTTTCTGCGCGAGCAGCGCCGGTCGACGAATGTCATTGACATGCGCGGCGGTGCCGGCGGCGGCGTCACGGAAATTGCGCAGAAGGAGGGCGAGGGCAACCTCTATCTGCGCGAGATTCGCGACGTGTTGGTGTGGATGCAATTTCGCATGAGCGGTGGCACTGCGGGCGCTGGCGCTGGCGCTGCCGGCGGCGGTGGCGGCGGCCTCGGCGGCGGCGCGGTCGGCTTTGGCAATCTTGGCGGCGGCGGCGGTGGCGGTGGCGGTGGCGGCGCGCCCGGCTTTGGCGGTGGCGGCGGCGGCGGTGGCGGCGGTGGCGCGAGCGCCAGCTTTCCGCAGGGTCCGAACCTCGATTCCAATCCGCATGCGGCTATCGGCTCGACGGCCGAGGCGCCGACGTCACTGTCGCAACTTGGCGGCGGCGGCCTCAAGGAAAACATCGGCGCATCGCCGGCCGTGCGTTCGGCGATCGAGGAAGGCGCCAAGGCCGCCGGCATGGACCCGGCGCACTTCGCGGCCATCGCTGGCATCGAAAGCAGTTTTGATCCGGGGAGCAATCGCAACAGGTCGACGCAATACAAAGGCCTTTTCCAGATCGGCCGCAGCGAGTGGGCGCGC